GGACAGACTTTTGTAAAGTCTTTTGCTAAGAGTGTAGTTAAATATGTAGACGACAACAATCTAGTTGCAAAGTATGAACAGCATACTACTGAGCATCTAGAAAGGGAAGAATCGTATGCTGAGAACAAATTTTATTAATTATGATATATTTTATTAGTAACACTAAAAGTTTAAACCCAAACTTTACAGATGCTACTATAGATGATGTAGTAGAATATTGTAAGAGTAAAAAGGTTTTGGGTGTTGACACGGAGACAGAAGGATTTGATTTTACATGTAAAAAGATGATAATGTTTCAGATAGGTGATACTAATAACCAATATATTATAGATACAAGGTTTGTAAGTATAGAGCCTTTGAGAGAGATATTAGAATCAAATGATATTGTAAAGATATTTCACAATGCTAAGTTTGATTACAAGTTTATTAAAAAATGGGCTAATATAGCTTGTGAAGGTATTTATGATACATTTCTTGTAGAATTAATTATAAGCTGTGGTAAATCTCTAGGTTATGGATTAAAAGATTTATGTAAAAGGTATTTAAATGTAGAGCTAAACAAAGAAGTTAGAAACTTGTTTATAGATTTACAAGGACATCCTTTTACAGATGATCAGATAATCTATGGTGCAAAAGATGTAGAATACTTATGTAAAATAAAAGAACTACAACAAGCAGATATAGATAAATATAAACTGCATAATGTTGTTAAATTAGAGAACGAAGTAGTAAAATCTTTTGCTGACATGGAGTACAATGGCTTAGATTTAGATACAGAAGCATGGAAAGAGCTTGAAAGTCTAAATACGAGTAAAGCTGATGCTTTGATGTCTACGCTAGATAATATGATTAAGCTAGACCATAGATTACAAAAGTTTGTAGCTAAATACATACAAGCAGACATGTTTACGCCTGTAGAAGAGCTTAGAGATGTAAATGTAAAATGGACATCGCCAAAGCAAGTGTTAGAGGTGTTTCAATGTATTGTACCTGATTTAGATAATGTAAATGGTAAACAAATGTATAAATACAGATTTAAATATCCTTTGATAGATAAATATGTAAAATACAAGGAGGCTATGAAACTGTGTACATCTTATGGTGATGCATTTTTTAAGAATCTAGCTTCTGACAAAAGAATACACACTAGTTTTCACCAAATTCTTGACACTGGTAGAGTAAGTAGTAGCAAGCCTAACATGCAGCAAATACCTGCTGATAATAGTTTTAGGAATTGCTTTGTTGCACCAGAAGGATGGAGTTTTGTAAGTTCTGATTACTCAAGCCAAGAGTTAAATGTAATTGCCTTTGGATCTAAGGACCCTGTGTGGTTAAAAGCTTTAGAAGAAGGACAGGACTTACACTCTACCTGTGCAGAATTGGTGTATGGTGAGCAGTGGTTAAATGGTGCAGAGGACGATTGCGCATATCTTAGTCGTAAAAATAAGTGCAATTGTCCACAACACAAAAAACTTAGAAACAATGTTAAAACTATTAATTTTGGGTTGGCTTATGGTATGGGTCCTCATAAACTTGCAGACACTCTTAACGTTTCTGTTGACGATGCTAAATTACTTATTGAGAAGTATTTTACGGCTTTTCCATCGATTAAAGGATTTTTGGACAAGCTAGGCAACTTTGGTAAAAAGTATGGGTACATAAAAACATTTCCTCCTTACAACAGACGTAGATGGTTTACTAACTGGTATCCTAGAATATGGGATAACAAGTCATCATCTATGGAGCTTGGTAGTATTGAGAGGGCTAGTAAAAACACACCTATACAGGGAGCTAGTGCTGACATGACTAAGAAAGCATTGATACTGATGCGTAATTATATCAAAGAGTTTGATGCGCCTGTCAAGCTGGTTATGACTGTGCATGATCAGATAGATACAATATGTAGAAATGATTATTTATCTGACTGGACACATAACATGCAAAGAATGATGGAAGAGGCTGCATTAGAAATAGTAACAAACGGTTTGTTAAAGGCTGAGGTATCAGTTAGTAATTGTTGGGAAAAATAAATAAATATTATGACAAAACAAAGAGCAATTGAGATTGTAAAGAATTTAAGTAGGACTATAGAGACTATGGGTAGAGACGGGATACAGCCAAGGACTGACCATGATATATTTAAGCTACCAAGACCTAAGAAGTCTGATTTAATTAGAAAAAGAAATGAATTAATTAAAAAATATAAATTATGAATGTAAAAGAACAAGTAGGTGACTGGTATAATATGCTAGAGCCTATGTTTAAAATGGATTACTTTCAGAAGTTAATCGAGCAACACAGAAAGAATGTAACTACAAGCAAAGTTTATCCAGAGAGAGGCAAAGTATTTAGAGCTTTTGAGTTATGCTCTTTGGAGTCTGTAAGAGTTATTATACTAGGACAAGATCCTTATCATGATGGCAGTGCAACAGGACTAGCTTTTGCAAATGATGGTGTAGGTAGAGTTAGTCCTAGTTTACGTAATGTAATACAAACAGTAAAGAATGATTATGGGGCTGTGCATGTAAATCCAAATCTAGAGAGCTGGGCTAAACAAGGTGTATTGTTATTAAATACTGCTTTGACTGTACAAAAAGGTATGCCTGGATCACATATAAATATGTGGATGCCATTTACAAGAGACTTTATAACCAAGCTATCTTTAGAAAAGCCACACCTTGTATGGGTATTATGGGGCAAAAAGGCACAAGAATATGGTAAGCATATTATGTACAAGGCTGCACACACTATACTTAGTGCACCTCATCCTGCTGCAGAGGTATACTCTGGTGGTAATGCTGGTTTCTTTACATGTGGACATTTTAAGAAAATTAATGACAAGTTAAAACAGCCTATAGATTGGGGTGTAAAACAGCAAATGACAATACAGGTATGAGAGAAGAGACTAAATATCTTATACAAGAGTATAAAGAGATGAAAGAATGGAAAGAAAGGTGGGAGGCTAATCACATTGAAATGGATGACTATTTTAAATACAGTGGTCAAGTCGAGCCTACTAAAGTATTAATTAGTCGTTACAAATATAATAGCAACAATAATTGTAATGACTTACACGAAAAATATATAAATAAAAAAGCTTATGAAAAAATATGTGAAAACAAAGCCAGTAAGAACTACCCAGGTAGATTCTCTAAAGAAATTGAAGCCTTCTGTTGGGAAGAAGCAAATGACGGTGTATGGAGCGATTAAAGTTTTATCTACGTCTACAAATAGGAACATAGCAAAGCATTTAGGTTGGGAAATAAATCGTGTTACAGGACGTGTTACAGAACTAGTTAACAAAGGCATGGTAAAGGCTAGTGGCACAGTACTTGATGCAAATACTAACAGAACAGTTACAGTATGGGAAGCAGTATAACTATGAATATAAATAAAATAAGAGATGAAGAACAAAAGAAAGCGCTTAACAGCTGGGCACAAGCTGGGTATACCGGCTCTATTATTGCTGGTACTGGTTTTGGGAAATCTAGATGTGGCGTTCTTGCAGTTAGTCATGTTCATAGTATTAATAGCGATGATAAAATCTTAATCCTAGTGCCTACAGTACAACTACAAACTCAGTTTGCAGAAGAGTTCACGAAGTGGGGACTAGAAGACTGCCTAGATAACGTTGATATTCTTTGTTATCAAAGTGCGTATAAACTTGTAGGTAATCACTACAGCCTTGTGTTGTGTGATGAGATACACCTAGGCTTGTCGCCAGAGTATCGTAAGTTTTTTGACAACAATACTTATGATAGACTATTATGTATGACTGCTACACTGCCGGAAGAAACAGAATATAAACAGCTTTTAGCTACACTTTCACCTACTGTCTATAAGATTACTTTAGATCAGTGTGTAGCTAAAGGCATAGTTTCTCCTTATAATATTTATTGCAAGCCTGTGCAATTGACATCGACCGAGAAAGATGATTACAAAAAGATAAACAACTCATTTGTTTACTATAAATACCAGCTTGGACAGTTCAATGCATTTGATGAGGCAAAGAGAATTATGGGAGATAAGAATGCGCATCCTGCAGACAAGAAATGTGCAGTTATGTTTTACAGAGCTATAAGAGAACGTAAAAAGATTGTAGATTTTGCTAGCAATAAGATTACACAGTTTCAGAAACTAGTTCTTAAGAACATGGACAGCAAGATACTTGCATTCAGTGGTGCAAATGATTTTACAGATCAGATGTGTGCATCTGTTAGTCCTTTGTCTGCTTCTTATCACTCTAAAGTGACTAAGAAAAAGAGAGAGAAAGCTATAGAAGATTTTAGAGCAGGTAAGATAAATGTGCTGTGCTCTACTAAAGCTTTGAATCAGGGTCTAGATATACCTGATGCTAACATGGGTGTTATGTGTGGTATCACAAGCAAGTCACTGCCTATGATACAGCGTGTGGGTAGATTGATTAGATTCCAAGAGGGTAAAGTAGGTGAAATTTATATACTTTATGTTGAAAACTCACAGGAAGAAAAGTGGTTAAAAAATGCTGTAAAATCATTAAATAACGTAAATTGGTTACCCTAAAAATATATAGATATGACGATAGAAATAGACTTAGAATTATTAAAAACAACAAACTTATCTGCTGACGAATACATTGGACTTTATTTGGAGTTGAGAAAAGGTTATACTTACCTAGAAGAGCTGAACTTAAACATTGACTGGAATAAACTAGAAACTCAAGGATATATAAAAGACAAATCAGTAACAGATAAATTTAGAAGTTTGTTTTCTAATAATTTTGACGCTATGTTTGAGGAGTTAATATCTGTATATCCTAGCAAAGTCGATAGTTCTAACGGTGTCAGAGTTCTGCATGCTGTTGATCCTAAAGCTAAATCCAATTTAAAAGCCAAAAACAGATACAAGAAAGTTGTTGGTAATAAATTGCATGTACACAATAGAATAATTAAGCTATTGAAAGTACAATTGAATGTACAACAAGATAACTTGGCGTACATGCAGAATTTAGAAACATGGATTAATAACCATACTTGGGAAAAGTATGAAAACATAAATGAAAATGACAAAAGAACAGTTGCCCAAAGAATTACAAGATCCCTTTAAAGATAGCGGATTCAAGAGCATCAAGACAGCTATTGGTGCTTCGTTACATCAGGTAGAGAATGGTATTAATGGTAGAAGACAGGTTTATCCTACAAAATGGACAAGACTAAACAGAAACTTACTAGGTGGTTTACAGCCTGGTAAAATGTATGTTATAGCTGGCCGTCCAGGTGTAGGTAAATCTGCATTTAGTAACCAATTGATATTTGATCTACTAGATAATAACAAAAACAAGAAACTACTAGTATTATACTGGAGTTTTGAGATGCCTGGTCATCAGCAGATTATGCGTGCTGGTGCTAAAGGAGTAAACAAACAGGTTAGTGAGCTTCTATCTGTAGAACAAAAGCTAGAGATGGATGCATACGAGAAGTTTAAGAAAGAGGTATTTAAGTATGCACACTACCCTATTTATTTTAACAACATTCCTAGAGACATGGAGTTTGTTAAAAATGCGAACGTTGAGATAACAAATAAAAGACCGGATCACACAATCATAAATGTATTTGACCACTCTAGACTTATCCTTAGTGATAAAGATAATGAGTTGCAGAAACTAAATGAGGTGTCAAAAGGTTGTATGTGGCTACAAGCTAAAATGGGCACTATAAATATTTTATTGTCTCAGCTAAATCGTAACATTGAGCAGGAGCATCGTGCAAAAGCGCAGTATCAACCATTGCTAACAGATTTGTTTGGCGGTGATAGTATTGGTCAGGATGCACATGTTGTTATGATGTTACAAAGGCCACATGATTTGTATGGTATTACAGATCTATATTGTGGTGAAGACCCTCTTAAGTTGCTAGCATGTCATGTTGAGAAAAACCGTGATGGCCTGCTTGGTATGATACCTTATGAGGCAGAGATGTCAACATTTACTATTAATGAAAGAAAATAAATCATGGAAGAAATACCAGTAGTACCAATAATGCTAGCTGTTTTAGGTATAGCTGTAGGTATAGCCTACACGCTTACACAGTTAGAGAATTACATAGACAGAAATAGAAATAATTTAGAAAAAAATTTAAAAGAGTATGAGCAAAAGGAACGCAAAAAACAAAGCCAAACTGGCGCTTCTAAATGAAATAAACGCTATAGACAAAAGACTAAAGAGGTTTAAGAATGATGAAGAGAAAACAACACAGTTAATGTCTAGAAGAGACGCAGTTAGAAGTAAACTAAAAACTAATTAATATGGAATTACCAAAAGAGAAGGTAAAGGCTAGCCGTAAATCGCCTAAAAACATGATAATATATGGTCCGCCAAAGATTGGCAAGACTACAGTATTATCAAAACTAGATGGTTGTCTAATTATTGACTTGGAGGATGGCTCTGATATGCTTGATGCTTTAAAGATTAAAGTAAACAACTTGAAAGAGCTTGCTGATGTCGGTAGAGAGATAATCAAACAAGGAAAGCCATATAAATATATTGCTATTGACACTATATCTAAACTTGAGGAGTGGTGTGAAGCAGAAGGCAAGAAAATTTATATGAAAACACCTATGGGTAAAAACTTTGAGACTAAAAACCCAGGAATGTCAATATTATCATTGCCAAATGGCGCTGGTTATCTATATTTGCGGATGGCCTACAAAAAGTGGATAGATAGACTAAACCTGTTGGCGGATCATGTTATCTTAGTTGGCCACCTAAAAGACAAATTGCTTGAGAAGAAAGGTAAAGAGGTTGCTGTAAAGGACCTTGACTTGACTGGCAAAATCAAGCAAATCACTTGTGCTAACGCTGATGCTGTTGGTTATATTTACAGAGAAGAAGAACAAACTATGGTTAGTTTTAATTCTCTTGACGACATAACTGCTGGCTCACGCTGCGCACATCTAAAGGGCAAGACCATGCCTATGAACTGGTCAGAGATATATATAGATTAATTAATTAAACGTAAAAAAATGATTGATGTAAGAAAAACGCCTGAGCCGGGTAAAACGCCTGCTAAAATTACCGTGTCTATGATTGACAACGATCTAAAGAATGGTATTAGCAAAGCAGAAATGGCTGTAAAGTACAATATTAAACCATGGGAGGTAGATGAGATGTTCAAACATCCTTTCTTAAAAGGTAGAAGACCTAGTAGAAAGAAAGCTCTATCTTTTGATTTTGTTGATGATGTGTCTACAAAAGAAACCGGTATGATTGAAGCAGTGGAGGCACTACAAGAAGTAGATCCTAATCAAATAACCTTAGAAGAAGCTATAGATGATGCTATAGATTCAGCTGCACAGGCTCAAGACGCTCTAAAAGAAGCAGAGAAAGCTGTTGTAGATATTCTTAGTCCTACTGAGTATGAAACTCCAGAAGAGACTTTATTAAAAGCTGCACAACCTAGCACAGAAAAAGAAGATCGTAACGATTTAGACTATGCAAATACAGAGCTAAATGAAGAAGAATTAGAAATGGACGATGATACGTTCGAGTTATAAACAATTAAAAACAAATAAAAATGGCAATACAAAGTAATGCAAGTAATCAAGAAGTTGTAGGTGGAATTAGAACCTACTCAGGTCTAACAAATGTAAAAGTTATGGCGGTAAATCCTACCATGGCTGAGCTACATGCGATGGACATAAATGTAAAATCAGAACCAAACTATACTGTAACTATGGGTGACGAAGACTACAATAAAATTGTATTCTGGTTGGCTAACACAGATGGTAATTTCAAACTAGAGATACTAATGCAAACAAAACCTAGAGTATCACAGACTGGCAAACATCAGTGGATGAACAATATAGGTCAATCTACATGGTCTGAAGATGCGCCGTCTTATGACTGGTGGAAAGCAGAGGGTCAGAGAAAGGCCTTTACAGGTGAGGAGACTCTTATAAATTTTGTAAAAGCATGGGCTAACGTAGCATCTGGTGACAATGTATATTTTGACACTATGCCTGCTATAGCTGGTGGTAATGTTACAGAGATAAAAGCTCTTCTAAATAGCCTTAGTAACAATGAGGTTAGAGTTCTTATTGGTGTAAAAGATGATAAATATCAGCAAGTATATACTAAATACTTTGGCAGAATAAAGCCACAGCGTGATGATTTATTTATCAAAGCTCTAAATGATGACTATGGTCAGTTTAACGCAGACTTTAATGCAGACCTTAAGTGGGGTCCACATGTATCTTCTGCAGAACTAGTTAAACCTGACTCTCCTGATACAATCAGTGAAGATGAAGACTGGACATCGCAGCCTGCAACTGTTGGTAGTAACGGTAACGCAGACGACTTGCCGTTCTAATGCCAATAAGCAGTAGAAACAGTAATGATCATTTACATACAGATGTCATACTTAGTAAAATTACTGAGTATGACATTTTTGTGTATTATATACCTGAGTTTAAAAAGCTAGGTAAGAAGTTTCGCAGCAGTTTGCGTGAAGACAATTCTCCTACAGTATATATAACTATGTATAATGGTAAATTACTGTATAAAGACTTTGGTAATCCTGATCATACTTTTGACTGTTTTAACTATGTTAGATATAAATTTAATTGTTCTTTTATTGATGCCTTGCGAATTATTGATTGTGATTTTAATTTAGGGTTGAGTCCTAGAAAAGCAGAGATGGCTTTTACTATGGGTTATATGGCCTACAGACAAAATAAACGCCTTGATTATAATAAAAGACAAGTTATAATTCAGAAGAAAAAGCGACCGTGGACAATAGCAGATGCTAAATTTTGGTCTAAATATTTGGTTAGTAAACAAATATTAACTAAGTTTGCGGTTGAACCAATAAGTCATTTTTGGGTTAATGGTAACAGATTTACTTGTAAATCAATTACTTATGCTTTTAAATTCAAAAATCGATATAAAATCTATTCTCCTTATGAAGAACAGAATAAGTGGTTAAGTAATACTAATAAAATTGATATACAAGGTTACAACCAACTCCCGAACAAAGGTGAGAGACTTATCATTACTTCCTCCCTCAAAGACGTTATGTGTTTATATGCTGCAGGCTATCATTCGATTGCTATGCAGAGTGAAATGCAAATCCCTGATGAGAAATTAATAAGTGAGCTAAAACAAAGATTCAATACAGTAGATATTTTATACGATAATGATTTTAATAAGGCAGATAATCCAGGCCAGAAGATGGCAAAGAAAATTTGTAACTTATATGGTTTAAATAATATCTGTATACCAAAAGCATTTGAGTCTAAAGATCCATCTGACTTGGTGTCTAAGGAATGCAGTTTTAATGAACTTAAATTAGTATTAAATGACACGAGATGAAATTATTGAGAAGTTTAGAACACGCAAAGGATTTTTAAAGAAAGGAGCACAGTGGTTAGCAGATAAATGGGAAGTTGATATAGCTATTATTAGAGATTGTAAAAAACTTGTAACATCAGAAGAGTGGATACAAGAAAGAATGAATAATGATAATGGCCATGAGCTTACTACAAGTCAGGCTTTCCAAAAACATTTATTAGATAACGGATTAACAATGGCAGACGTAAAGTCTGTTAAGTTTTGGCAGAACTTTAATGGAGAACAAAGGTATAGTATAGTAACACATAATCAGTGGCATGAACAGCCGCAGGTTAAAGAGGAGCTACTAGCATACATAAAAAAACGATCAACCAAAGTTCCAAAACTTAAGTATAAAAAGTTAAAAGATCCTATAGCGTATGAAATATCACTACCAGATATACACTATGGAAAAATAACGGACGAAGGTCCAGAGGCACTAGAAAAGCATTATTTAACAGCAATACAGGATTTACACAGAAAAGCAGATGGTTTAGATATTGAGCGGTTTGTTTTACCTGTTGGTAACGATGGTCTTAACTCAGAAGGTATGAGTAGAGCTACAACTAAGGGTACACCTCAACAAGATAGCATGCGTTGGCGTCAGTCTTTTAGAGGTTATTGGCATTTAGTTACAAAAGCAATTGACTATTTAGCACAGTTTGCTCCTGTAGATGTAATAGTAGTACAAGGTAATCATGACTTTGAGCGTATGTTCTATGTAGGGGAAGTATTAGATGCTTTATATCATAAGAATAAAAATGTGAGTGTAGACAATAGTCTAGAGTCACGTAAGTATTACGAATATGGTATAAACATGATTATGTTTACACACGGTGATAAAGAAAAGCCGCAAGAGCTTCCGCTGTTGATTGCTACTGAGCAACCAGAGATGTGGAGCCGATGCAAGGTTAGAGAAGTACACTGTGGACATAAACATAAAGAAATGCTTAATGAGTATATGGGTACTAAAGTTAGGTTTATTCCTAGTATATGTGCTAATGACACTTGGCATAAAACACAAGGATATGTAGGTACATTACGATGTGGACAAGCATATATTTGGAATAAGAATAGAGGACTAGAAGGATATTTACAAACAAATGTTATGAGCTATGAAGAGGAAGTATGCTAAAAGAAAACCTAGAACTAAAGTAAAAAATGCTAAGAAGTCAGTATATGATGGCAAGCAGTTTCAATCTAATTTAGAACTATATTGTTACAAACAACTAGAAGAAGCAAAGATACCGGTAGATTATGAGCAACACACATTTACTATATTTCCTGCTACTGTTTATCCACAAGCTTGTTAT